CGCCGGTTACAAATGCCTCATTCTTGTTAGATAACCATGTTAAAAGTTTCTTAAAAATCTTGTCATCATCATCGGTTTTTTCATAAATTACAATCTTTTCGGTTTTTTTTATAGTTTTAAAAACCTCTGCTTTTTCGTTAATGTAAATATCAGGATCGTAGCTTTCATAACAAACCCTGCTTGGGTTAATACCGCTTTTGTCAACATCTGGAAATATATCCTGCAAGGCCTGAAAGTGTTCTCTATGCTTACTGCCGTCTGCAATTTTAATCAAGGCCTTTAACCCATTACCCGAAGGGCTAACCCAACAAGCGTAAACGAATTTATTGCTAATAATCTCGCTTTGGCGATCTCTTAGTTCAAAAATGTTATCAAAATCCAAGACTATGTATCCGCTATGCTGAATTAGGTCAGAATCCTTCCTTTCTGCACCAAATTTTCCAGAAAAACACACAGAGGGCAAATTCTTCTTTAAATTGGCAGATTTTTCTTTATCGATAGTATTCCTTATCTCGGACACAGATAGGCGACTCTTGCCCTCCCTAATGCGGTTTAAACCATATTCTAGAGTTACATAGTTAGGCTCCTTGCTGTAAATGTTTTTAAAGATCGTTATCATACTGCTGAATTGGTTTAAATGCTTTTACTGCTTGATTCACTTTATCTTGATACAAATTGGTATTTGCAGATTGCTTAATTGGTTTTAAAAATGGAATAGTATTTCGTATTTTAGATTTCCATGATTTTATCGGTTTGTTATTCCCGTCCTTCCAATTATTTTCTTCCCACGATAAAAATTTGGATTTTAGGGAATATTCGTATGAATCGTAATCCATCCCATCTTTTTTCATATCATCCTTGCAAAAGGATAAAAATTCTTCAAGATTTGGCTTTTTTTCTTTTGTTAGTTCTTTATCCTTAACCATATCCATATCCATATCCTTACGTCCTTGTAAGGTGCTTGTAAGGGGCTTATTTTGCATTACTTTAGAATTAATTTGCTTTACTTTTAAATCGTATTTTTCAAGCAAATGGATTATGCTACTATGCGCTCTATTTTCTGGATTAAGACCACTAGGATATTGAAATTCAATAAAAGACGGAATAAACCACTTATTGCCATCATCAAACATTACGATTTTATCACCAAATGATTTTAAAGCCTCTATCCTATTAATTTTTTCTCCTATTCTTATTTCAGCAACCTCTAAATCAACTTGCCAAACACCAGCATGGTCGCAGTCATCACAAATGTATAACCAAAGGAGCTTGTAAGGCCCTTGTAAGCCCCTTATAAAAGGCTTTTTCCATTTCTCAGTATCAGTAAATCTTTTAGCCATTTTAGTTTATTAATTGTTTGTAAAATCAGTTCCAAGTACACCATTTATTTTTTCTAAATTCTTTTCAGATAATGCAAAATGCTTCTGTTTAAATACAGAATAAAGTGTTGGATAAGGTATTTGTGTTTTCTCCGAAAGCCAAGAAAGATTTCTTTCAATTTCTTCAAGATGTAATAAAACCACATCTCTCGTGTCAAGTGTTGTTTCTTTTTCCATAAATTTTAGTTGTTTACAAGGACAAAGTAAAAGTATTTATTTTATATTCCAAAAATTTTTTTTGTTAATTTATTAAATTAATTATATTTGCATATGGAAAATAAGGAACTAATCTATGAATTAGCTAAAAGGTTAGATATGGTTATTGAGGTACATAAAAAAGGAGAATATCAAGGGAAATATAGATTTATAGGTAATAAATTACATAAACTAAAAGAAAATCCAGAAAATGTCCCACGAAGAAAAAGCGGTAGAGATTTACACTAAGTTTTTTTTAAAATTAAAAAATATCCCATTTGAAGAACGTATAGACAAAGCAAAATTAGAAGCAGATAAATATGCTGAAGATAAAATCTATAAATGTAAAGATCCAGATAATCATTTATACTGGGAATGTGTAAAAGAATATATCAATAAAATCAAAATAAAAAAAACACCATGAAATTAAATTCAAACATTCCAAGTTTTAAAGCATTTGTAAGAAAATCATATTTTACAAAAAATGAATTTGATGCTGATGAGTTTTATAATGTATATGTATTTGCTTTACAATCCTGTGCGGGAAAAATAGTTACATTTCATGTTCTTACTGATTCTGGCATGCTAAGAAGTAGGGTACCTTTATCTGAAATTTACACTAAAATACCAACAAATGATATTCCTTACAATTATAAACAATTATGGGATTGTTTTAGTGAAAATGTATCGGTAATTGAGTATGATTTTTTAGCATATCATAGATGTCAAGTTGTTTTAAGAGATAGCACAAAAGTTTGGGCTACATACATTCTTACAATTGATTGGTATGACAATCCATATAGCGACGAGCCATCTGATTACAAGTGTGGGCATCTTTTAGAGTCTGATGATGGGTACTTGTTATGTATGCCTAACAATAGAATATTTTGGAAAGATTCTAATTGGGTAACAAAACAATTACCAGAAGATTTAAAACAATTTAAGGTTGACACTAATTTAGATTCCGTTGAAAACCAATCTGACAAATGGGTGGTAGAAGATACAAATTCTTTTTATTATGATATTAACGAAAATAAATGAGAAACTCAACAATAATTGTAAAAAAGAAACGATGTATTAATTGCGGTAAAATTGATTATCATTTTTCAAAAAAAATGTGCAAGCAATGCGCTACAATACATAGTACACAAAGAAGAATGGATGCGCATGAAGATGAAGATTTTGAAAGTTTCAAAAATTTAACAGAAGATCTTGATCATGTCTTTAGCCAATACATTAGATGTAAATATGCTGATAAAGAAGGTATGGTTGAATGTTTTACTTCAGGTAAAAAATATCATTGGACTAAAATACAAAATGGGCATTTTATCCCAAGAGCTAATTTAGGAACCAGATGGCTTGAGCAAAACTGCCGTCCGCAATCTGAAAATGACAATATGTTTTTATCCGGTAATTTAGATGTATATGCTAAAAAATTAGACCAAGAAAGGTCTGGGACAGTTGAGTACCTTCAAGAGTTAGCTAGGCAAGTTGCAAAACCAACAAAAGACGAGCTTAAAAGCCTTATTATTGAATATAGGGCTAAATTAGACTTGGTTAAAAAGAAATTTGTAAAAATAATTTAAAAAACACATAATTTTACATAGTTCCGTGTTTTTTTTGGTTAGATTTTAGTTGAAGCCCCTGTTATTTTTAACGGGGGTTTTTTGTAGTTTTAGTCTTAATTTTGAAATATGAAATATATTGTCCCTGAAGAATATAAACCTTTTATAAAGTCAGTAAAAAGACAGTGTAAGAAATATGGGATAGAGTTGGTTTTATCGCCATCTAGAAATGTAGTACTTACAGACGATTATTTACAAGAGTGTAGTGGTTATTTTTGTGAAACAGATAAAGCACTTGTAGTTGCTTGCGGTAGACCATTTCAAGAATGGGTTGAAATACTTATCCATGAATTTTCTCATATGGAACAATGGAAATCCGATGAAAGATGGAATAGTTGGAATGATAATACAGGTAAAACATGGGATTGGCTTGCAGGAAATATTATGCTTAATAAAAAACAAATAGCAACCATGCTTGATTCTATGGTTGAATTAGAAAAAGACTGCGAAACAAGAGCTGTTGAAAAAATTAAAAAATGGGGACTTCCATTAAATCAAACTAGATACATTAAAAAAGCTAATTTATATTTATACAGTTATTATATGCTGCCCATTCTTAAAAGATTTCCTACAGGGATATATAATGACAAGGTTTTAATAGATATGTCACCAAAGGGTTTTAAAAAAACATATAAAAATGTTCCAAAAGATATGGCTGAATATATAATATTAAATTATTCTAAAAAATAATTATAAAATTTTATTATTAATAATTCTTTTATTTAAAACCTCAAACTCTCCATTTTTTTCTACCAAGATATGCGCAAATCCTACATTGTGTTTCGTATTGTGTGGATCATATTCGGGAGATAATGTGCATAAGCATCCAACACTCCAACAAGATATGGGTTCTTCTTTTATATTTGTTTCAGAATGATTTGATGTAGAATGAACGTGGCCAATAATCATCGAACTTTTAGATCTCATAAACACCCCTCTTGCAGCATTTACAGGAGCCATAAATCCTCTCACTATTGTATGCCCGTGCAACATATGCAACTTGCCCGCGCGAACCACTATATGTTGTTCGTAAAATTCTATGTTATATTTTTTTAAATCAAGTCTTTGTGGTAATCTATAATATTCATCATTAAAAAATACAGGTGCTTTTTTCATTAAATATCTTACATACCAATTATCATGATTTCCTTCTAGCCAAATTATATGTGCTTTTGGAAATTTTGTTCTTAAATGCGAAAGAAATATTTCACAATATTCAAACCACTCAACTACATCGTCTTTTCCTGGAGGAGGCGCATCATGACTTGTAAACGGAGTGTTGTCTAAAATATCTCCTCCTAATACAATACAATTAATTTTATTTTTAATCCCATACTCAATGGCTAATTTAATAGCTTCGTTGTCTTGATTTGGAATGTGAATATCTGATAGCCAAAGAATATTGTCAGAACTTGTTGGTAAATCCACAAATGCTCTATTTTGCATTTTAGATGGAGGCAAATCGGGAGTATGAGTTATTTTCACTCTTGGACTTGATTTAGCACCAGCGGCGTTGGTAATCATTCGTATTGCCGTTCTTGCATGCTCTACGCTATTAAAAATATGTTCATGATCGTTATAAAGTTTAGCCGCAATTGAGTGTTTACTAATAGACGGGAATTTTGCTAAATACTCGGCTGCTAGTTGCTGTTTTTGTGTCATTAAAACATTTTAATATAAAATTAACAAATTAAATTGCTTTATTGAAAATAAATATCAAAATATTAACATTAAATTAAATTTTAACCCCAATTTTCAGACTTCCAAATAGCTAAGTCTATTCCAACCAGCCCAGCAGGGGGCATCGCTTTGCCATTTTGGGGCTTTATTTCGGGTTTTTGTGTTTTTTTTGGATATCGTATCGACTTAGTTGGTAAAACCTCCTCTACGGGCTTTATTTTGCCATAATTATCCATTAAATAATTTACTACTTGCTGAACAGATGTCAAATTTTGCTCTTTTTGAATCATATCCAACTTATCTAAGTCAAATCTAACTCCAATTGGTTTGCTTTTTTTCATAATTTTTTATTTGTAGCTACAAAATTATGAATAAATTTTGAAATGTAGCTACAATTATCCCTCTATATCCCCTCTCTCATACCAATACCCAAACATCCCCTAACCACATACACAATACTGCCCGACCTGACCACATTGCAAACCACTAATCCACTCGCATCCCAATAGTATCAACCAATTGCCCGTACCCGTAACCAAAACCCAAAACCAAAACCCGAACCCCCGTACCACCACTTTGCCCGTTCCCCCGCGAGGTCGACCACACCCTGTTTCGTGACGTTACCCCCTCTCCCTCTAAGTGTTTGAGATTTTTTAAATTTTTCGCTTACGCGAGTTATTGTAGATGTGGCTGGTCTGGATAGTAGTAGTTTTACTACCTTTTATGATTGATAAATGAACTTTATATGAGCGATAAATAAAAAAACCCGGCCGCCTAGATAGGTACCGGGTTGGATCAGTTGTCCGTACTAAACCATTAACATGGCAAAGATAGTAGAAAAAAAATATTAAATTTATTTTTTTAATTAAATAATTAAATTTAACTTTGATAAAAATTAGAATATGGCAAGACTACCAAATCCAGATTCAGTTGCCAGTAAGACCGGTTTACTAGAAGTGGATAAAACAATTTCCTTTAATAACCCGGTTACATCGGTGGCCGTAATGATATCCCATCTTAAAAAAACACAGGAACATCAAGCTAAGATCTTCAAGATTAAGCACACCAATGGAATCACTCATGTAACTAGGGTTAAATAACTAAAAGGCTTCAACTAAAATGGAAATCAGAACAATTAACTATCAAAAAACATTCAATCTTGGCAATTACCAATCAGAAAGAATTGGTGTCGAGATTGTATTGGAGCAAGGTGAAAGCGCAAATAAGGCCATTGATCTCGCAAAACAATTCGTAGAGGAGTGCCATCTTACCAATCAAAAAGTTCAGGCTTTGCAACATGAAGAAGAACCAGTAGAATTGATTAAGACACAATCTCCCCAAACGCTGATTGAGAGAACAATGAGCTTTATTGACGCTTGTAAAAACGAAGGCGAACTAAAGGCCTTTGAATTTATGGCCAAAAACAAACCGGAACTAAAAGCGTATTACGACAAAAAACTAAAATCTTTCAAGTGAATTTTAACAAAACTTTAATTAGATCCAGCTCTGTTGGGTACTTGATGACGGAACCACAAGCCAAAGCAGACAAGGACGCAGGTAACCTATCCAAAACAGCAAAGACTTATTTGCTTGAAATCTACATTGCAGAAAAGTACGGACGCACAAAAGACGTACAGACTAAGCAAATGCGCAAAGGCGTAGAAGTTGAAGATGAGGCAATTGAACTATTATCGCAATCAGTAGGAAGGCCACTAATTAAAAATACCGAACGATTTGCTAATGAATTTATTACAGGGCATCCGGACGTATTAGATTTAACAGAATCCGGGTTAAAGGTGTGGGATGTAAAATCTAGTTATGATTTGTTTACGTTTTTAGGAAATTTACCAGAAAAATTAAAGGATCTATACTATTGGCAATTACAATCCTATATGTGGTTAACAGGAGCAACGGAGTCTTGCATCGCATATTGCCTGATAAATACACCATTTGGCATTATAGAACAAGAAAAAAACTCTCTGTTATACAGAATGGCAGATGTTGTAACAAACGAAAGTCCAAAATACCTCTTAGAAGCCGCTAAATTGGAGCTTAATATGATGTTTGATGACATAGATCAAAAAGAAAGATTACTGCTATTCCCGGTACATAGAAATGACGAGGACATAGAGTTAATCAAAGAGAAGGTATTGAAAGCAAGAGAGTTCTTAGAAAACATAGAAGAAACACATTTAAATTTTAACAATGGTAAAGGGATCTAATGTGGTAAGTTCGGTACACCACTTAAAAATGGCTAGAGAGCATTTCGAGGATTTTAGACGAGAGTTCCCAGAGGCCATGGGATCAAGACTATTCAAAACATACATAGACAGAATAAACTGGATATTCAAGGATTTGCTTGCATACCCACATTTGACGCAAGCCATAAGAGATGGATTTAAAGCTGAAATCGAAAGTGATGTATTTGCCATTCCAGCCATAAGTGAGAAAGTAGCCCTATTAAACCCACAGCAAAGAGATATGATCGAGGCTACCATAGACGCCATGCTTTCAGGAGTTGAAATAAAAATTTCAGATGTTTCAGAAAAATCTTAATTTAGTGGCATGTTACCTGACATCTTACAAAGGGGAGATATGCCCCAAAATAAGCTAAAAAAAGAAGCTGAAGATTTTTTGTCAAGAAGAAATTCTAACAGAAATGTAATTTCTCAATTTACACCAAAGCAAGGCGAATGGAACATGTTAGCCGGCCAAAACGCAGCAAGACTTAAAGAACAAAACAAACCATTAAACAGAGCTGCCAGCAGCAAGGTTGCTAAAAATACAATGGAAAATTTAGTAGAACCATTGTTGGCATTAGAAGGCGTAGGAGCTATAGGCGGAATAACAAAAGCATTATATAAATCTGGATTAAAAAAGGCAGCAAAAAAAGAAGCTAACGATTATGCTTCATCTCTAACACAAAACAATGTAACAAGATATTTTGATAAAGAAGGCAAGGAGCTGCCATTTACAACAGCTATTAGATCTAAAGATGAAGTAATAAAAGCAAATCAAGCATTAAAAAAAGATTTTAAAACAGGATCTGCTTCCGCGCCACCGGAAGGATTAAATCCATATTTAACTGATGAAAATGGTGAAAAATTAGGATTAGATTGGAAAGATATAGAAAAATACGATCCTGCTTTTAATTTAAAATCAAATAAGATAAAAGAAGCAGATCAAGTTCTTTTAGATTTTAGAAATAGAATATCTACTCCAGAAGGAGAAAAAAGAATGAAAAACTTATTGGGTGATAGATATGAAAAGGTAAAAAATAATATAAACAAATTAGAATTAAAAGAAGATCCTTCAGATTATGCATATTATACTTCTGGTGTAATGACTGACCCATATATAGGATTACACCCAGAGTTAAATACGGAAATGGTAAAGCCAATTGTTAGACATGAAATAGAGCATGCCGTTCAAAAGGGAGCTACTACCGAGGTTGATGATATATTATCAAATTTAGAATTAAAAAAAACTCCTAATAAAGTAAACTGGGATGAAAGGAAATTAGACAAACAAATAAATCCGTATAATTTAAAATACAAATTAAAAGATAGACAAGACGCTACAGATTATTTTGATTCTGGCTCTAGTGGTAGAGAAAAAGGTGCATTTTTAGGAGAATTACAACAATATATGGTTGATAATAAACTTATATCACATCCTTATGCTGTAAACGAAATAACGCCTTCAAAAATAAAAGAGGTTTTTATAGACAATATTGGACAAGATAATTATCCTTTAAGAATATTTAATATAATGAAACCGACTGATAAGAATTATAAAATTTTAGCAGATGGTTTAAATAAAATGTTAATTGGCGGAGGTGCCATAGCAGGAGCAAAAAATATTCTAGGTCAAAAAAATGTAAAACAATGAAAGGAAAACTAAACAAACTAGGAGTTGCCAATAGTCTTTGGAACAACATCCGCGCAAAAGCTGGATCAGGTAAAAAACCTACACCAGAAATGCTTGAGCAAGAAAGAAAAATTAAAGCAAAAGAAAAGAAGAAATGAGGCACAAAACACCAGCTTGGACGCGTAGTGAAGGTAAGAACCCAAAAGGCGGATTAAACGCCAAAGGAAGGGCTTCCTATAACAGAGAAACGGGTGGTAACTTAAAGGCACCAGTTAAGTCTGGAGTTAATCCAAGACGTGTATCATTCGCAGCTAGATTCGCAGGCATGAAAGGAGATATGAAAAAGCCAAATGGCGAACCAACGAGAAAAGCATTAGCACTAAAAGCGTGGGGATTCGGTTCTGTTGCCGCCGCAAGAGCATTTGCAAACAGACATAAGAAAAAATAAACGATAATATATTTACTTCCCCCCAAGTAGCCTCCCCTAAAAAGGAGGTTTTTTATGTACATAATTTTGTACAAAGTTTTCTAATTGTAAACTTATTTGGTAAATGTTACAATATGATGTATATTGCATCAAACTGCATCATAATGAAAAAAAGAATTACAATTAGCCTTTCAGAAGAAAGTTACATTAAATTACAACTTCTAGCCAAAAAGAAAAAATGGTCATTAAGCAAAACAGTAGAGGACATTTTAGAAAGACAGATCGCAAAACAGAAACCAGCATTTCAACACGCAGGAGGGGTTTATGAAAAAAGTAATCCTTAATATAACACCCCAAACTCACGTAAGGGCAACTCAGGGTGATTCAATATTTTTCAGAATACCTAGAGAAAAATTACGCCCATCCGGGTTAAGTAGATTAATAAGACTAGAAAAGTACAACAAGTACAAAGTAGATTTATGCGCAGAGGCTAAATCAAAAAGATTCGTCCTCCCCCCGGTTGGCGCTTCTATAACTTTCTTTATCCCAGTCCCACCCTCTTGGTCTAAGAAGAAAAAGAAATTACAT